CATAAATTTTTTTATGTCAACATTTAGCATAAAATTAATTTTAATTAATCATCGAGGGATTACTGTGAAACCAAACGACGTAAAAGAATTTTATGGTACGGGTTATAATTTTCATAAAGAGACGGGTCTATCGCACGTGTCGTTAACGAATTGGATTAAGTGGGGATTTGTGCCTGAGAACTCACAATACAAGCTCGAGCGTATTACGGATGGGGCGTTAAAGGCAGATGATTTTATTTTGCATAAGGACAAGCTTACGATTGAAGAGTCTGCATTTCGGGAATTAAAACAGAAAATGATAGCGTTGATGTTTCGATTTACTGATAAATACGGCTCTCGTGATGTGGGTCTTTATCCTAAAACAGGGTATATTTTAATAAATGTTCTTGAGGAATGTTTAAGGGATGCTAGACAACAGATGGAGGGTGCGCCATGAAAGGCAGTTATGATGAGTTTATTAAGAGTTTGAATTCTACGAGTGCGACCATTACGCAAGATCAGTATATTGAGCATGAGATTGAAATTCGCGTAATACAAAGAATGACGGACGAGCGTTTTTTAAGTATTGAGTCCAAAATAAATTGGATTATTAGTCTTGTTATTGGTGGGCTTGTTTTGCCCGTGGCATTACATTTTTCAAGGTTGGTGTAATCATGGACATGAACGACTATTTAAATTTATCGTCATCGGTGATGGTGGCATTTATTACAGGATTTGTTATCTGGTCATTTGTGCCCTTGATAAAAAAAATTCATTCTCTTGAGCGTGATGTTGAGGAATGCAAGAAAATAGTATTTCATTTAGAACGTGATATTGAAAAATTAAAAAGGTGATTCATGGACGACAAGAGCAAATTGGCATTCAAGGTTGGTGATACGGTTTGGTGGTTTCAGGTGCGTAATAGCCGTGAGTTATTTACGTATAATCGACTTCTTTTGCCTGATTCTATCGAGCTTGTGCATGATGAAGTGACGTGCATTGCTGATGGGATGTTGATTTGTTGGCATGGGACGCACGACCCGTTGGATATTTGGGGTAAGACGCGTCAACAGGCTTGGGATAGGTTGAAATCTTCAATCGAAAAGTGGGGCGATTTGAAATGAATTTGATACGTATAGGGATATGTTTGTTGTTCCATCAAAAAGAGATACGTTATTTTACGGTCGCGGATCATGTATTTATTTTGAAAGCGGTTAAATACAAGGGTTGCGGTGAGTGCGACCTTTGGCGAAAGGTTTAGGGTTTGTTAGTATTGCTTAATCATATTGAATACAGGGAGTGTTTCGTGGACGTTGATGTATATGCAAAATCGGTGCAACTGTTGGAGCGGGTGGCTAATAGTGTGCATGAGCGTGATACGAAAAACCCGTATTTATTGTGTTTTAGCTCGTCTGAGGTGCAGGTAGTTGAGGCATGGCTTAGAGAATTACTGGAAGAGATTGCAAGTTAAAGTGCCTAGGTGTGGAGGTCACCTAGGCACTACTGCACTACTTAACGCTAACTTAGGGAGGAAGTTTTTAAATCATGAAACATGGAAATTTACTACAATGCAGTTACATTCACTATAACCACAGGAAAACTATAACATGAAAGATACAGTAGGTACACTATGAATATGAATCACTATACTTATGAGCAAGATGGGTTTTCTTTTGAGGCAGGATTGATTACAACAAATGAAATCTTAGGTATTTGTTTAAATATTAATGATGAAGATATCATGGAGTTAATTTATACTGATCCTATTAAATTAGGTGAGTGTCTAAAGGAAATCATTCCTAAGGTCATATTGCAAGATGCACATACATCAATGTATTGGATTGCTGACGACAACGGCGATTGTTGCCCTCAGCATTATTTTCATTATCAATGGCAAGAATATTTTAGAGATTTAAGTTATTCATCATTAACTACATTAAAGAAACAAGCGGAAATAATTTTAAAAAATTCTGAGCGCGTAAATCCTAGAGCCTTAAAAAATTCAAAAATGATTCTTGAATGCCTTAAAGGTAATTTTCCAAAACGAAAATTTTACGAAAAAACCCCAGAAGAAAAAGCTAAGTCTAATTTTGAAAAAAAACGCGATAAACTCAGGCTTAAGTTAACCATTCAAAATGGTTATAAATGTGCTGACTGCGGAAAAGACGACGAAAATAGCTTATGTATAACTCAAAAAGAAAAATCGATGTTAAATTATGAGCTAGATAATTTAATGTTAAGATGCAGAAAATGCATGAATAAAGCGAAAACAAAGAATAATAAATAAAAATTAGGTTTATGGGCATCTAGCCCAAAATCCCAACTTGTTGAAGCAAGAGGGTACATCCATAAAGCAGTCGACCACGACCAACAACAATAACAACAAGGAAATTATACCATGAAAAACGATTATGTAAAATTAAAGCGCGCACAAGAACCAAGATTTCTGAATGTTGACGTTGTTATCTGGGACGAACTTACCCCGTTAGCCTTAAAAGTTTATGGCCAATTAAGAAAATTAGTGTGCTTCACCTCTGAGATTGATGACGCAGAAATTACAATAAAAAATCTCGCTCTTAAATCTGGTGTATCAGAACGGTCAACTTATACCGCTTTAAATGAACTTGAATTTGAACATTTTATCATTCAAAGATTAAATCGAGATAGCTTTAGACATGGAAAAGCAAACTATTTTAGTGTCTCTCAAACCTACGAATTCTTTAAAACTGCACAAGATTTGAATACCCCTGCAAAAAACGACATGGGTGTACAAACTTTAACTACCCCTGCAAATATTGCAGACGTGACTGCAAATATTGCAGACGTGACTGCAAAAAACGACATACTAATAGATCATCAGTCTTTTCATCAGTCTTTTCATCAAACTACTACTACAGAGCCAAAACCCGTAGTAGTAGTAGAAATTCTTTCTAAAACCCTCTCAGAAGTTGAACAAGAAAAATTAATCGATGTTTTTAACTCCCATCCTCTAGAAACTAAAAATATTAAAAATGTCGAAGACTTTTTAAGTGCGGCTTTATTTTCTATTCTCAATCGTGAAAAAAATATTACAAGAGGCCAGAGATTACGTGGAATAATTTCATTGATGAAGAAAAAGATGTTTGAAGAGCCACCAAAATGGAATAAATCATCACGAGATCTTTCCATTCCTTCTACGATAGACTTCCAAGAGCACAACGCTGGGGTAAAAGGCTATGAATGGGTTGGGGAGTGGATTAAAAAACAAAAAAATAGTGCTTAAGTTCTCATAAATTAATCACAGGATAAGGACTATCCAAATGCCAACCAAGGACGAATGCAGGAAAGCAATATTTAAAATCGCAATACAAGAAGGCGTCAGCCCCAATCTAATCGCAACCAGACTCTTGAGTGGCGACGATAAGGCAGATATGATGAACGGCCTCCTAGGAACTGATTCCCTGGTAACTGGGGTTAGGGTTTGGGTAAATGCCGGAATGCCGGATTACGCAAATGGTCATACGGAGCCATACAGGCCTAAAGATGGCAAACCTATGCAAAGGTATAGGGGGATGGGATTGGATGCCTAGAATCGAAGATTTAGGCTGTTAGAATTGATTTTTTAACTAGAGATGGACGACATGATACAGAAAGGCAAGGTTAAATGGTTTAATGACGCTAAAGGATTTGGGTTTATCGAATCAGAAGGCAAAGATTATTTTATACATTTTAAAGAAATTTTAACCGATGGATTTAAAACATTGGCTGAGGGAGCACCCGTAAGATTTACCCCCTCAACATCGCCAAAAGGTGCGGTAGCTACTCAGCTGAAGTTAGGCCACGAGTAATTAAGATCCCCGCTTCGTATTGCAGTGTTTGCACGTGTCCATACAGGTGGGGTGGTAACGATTCCATGCTCTTTGGTATTGCATGATAAATCTGTGTCCACGCATCAAGCATTTTATTTTCTTCAACATGTTTGTTCTCCGTTTTCTAGTTGAGTGATTTGTTCAATAGCTGCATTCCGAGCCTCGAATGCTGAGTCGTACAAATTCCTTGATTCTGCCAATATTGTTTGTTTAGAAGCCTTCTGTTCTGGCTCATAAATCAAATAATAAACCCCTCCCTCATGCAACATAATCTCAAACTCATAATTACTATATTTCTCAATGTCCATCAAGCGGCCTCCACCGTTTATTATGCAACTCTTCGTTTTAATGCTTGATCATAAATCGCTAAGTAATCACGGCAGAACTCTGCAAGTGCATTGGCAGCATAGAGATGCACACCTTTTTCATCGACTAGCGACTGTCCGTTTTCATCATCAATTTGCAGGTCAAATCCAAACTGTTTATTCGGGTTAATCCACACATCACAACTTTCTGCCATGATGTCATATAGGGTGATGTCTTGTAGGGTTTTCATTGTATTTACTCGCCTTAGTTAATATTTTGTTATCATAACAACTCATTACATATATGTCAACTGTTTATATGATAATAAAATTATACTGATGAATAATCGATCGTGTTGGTTGGGATGGATGAATCTAGTTGGTTACTATATATGGCGGGGTATAGCGATGGGTTGTTAACTGGGTTATCGACAGATTTTGTGGATAAGTCTTGATGGCGTGCAAAACAGTTGTTAGGATTATGTATCGATAGTATAATTGTACATATTAACTGTTTGAAGGTTTTACATGACTTTGATTCGTTGTAAGCGTTGCGTTGGTAGTGGTGAGATTATGGGTGGTGGTATGATGATGATGGACTGCGTTGCTTGTGAGGGCACCGGTGAAGTCAGTGATATCGTGAAACCTGTAGTTGCTGCTGTGACGGTCGATACGATTGATAGGCGTGGTAAGACTTACAAAGATGCGGTTAACAAGATAATGGATTTGCATAGATGCTCTAAAGATGAGGCCGTGCAGATATTTGATGAAGAATTTAGTAAGTTACCTGAGTAGGTGACAAAATGGCTAAACTGATTAAACCACCTAAAAAAACTATGGGTAGGCCCACAATTTATACCCCTGAATTGGCAGCATTAATTTGCGATAGGGTCGCATCTTTTCCTCATGGCATACGTTATATTTGTAATATGTTTGATGACATGCCTAATCCAGATACGATTAATGCATGGCGTCATAAATATACAGACTTTTCCGATTGCTACATGGAAGCGCGCAGAAAACAATCACATATTATGTTTGAGTCCGCAATTGATGAAGTTCAGAGCATATCTGAGTATGAGTATGTTAATCCTAAAACAGGTGCTACGTGCGTGGATGCTGGTATTGTGGCCATGAAGAAAGCCATTGCGTTTCAAAAGACTCATCAAGCCGCTCGAATCAGTCCTGCGCATTATGCGGTTAGCAAGCAATCTGAAGAAACCAGCCCATCCGATACGCTATCCAAAATACAAACCTTGGTCGCTGATTTAAATAAGACCAACCATAGTGACATATGAATGACCAACAGCATGCGCAGCTTATCAGTGACTTGCAATCATCCTTCTTTCTCTTTGTCAGAACCTTCTATCCCCTGTTAACCGGGCGTGACTTTATTGTCAGCTCGCCTGCAGGTCGTGAATCACACATCATCACAGTGTCTCGAGAGCTAGTTAAATGCGCTAATCTTGAAACGCTCAAACTGGTCATAAATATCCCTCCTGGCCATGGTAAAAGCACGTTGTTAGCATTTTGGACAGCATGGTGTTTGGCTAAGAATCCAGACAGTCGGTTTCTTTATATATCCTATTCTCAAACATTAGCCGCCTCTCACACGGACACGATTAGACGTATTCTCATGATGCGCGAATTCAAGGAGTTATTCGGTGTTGAACTTAGACCTGATTCAAAAGCTAAAGACTATTTTCAGACAACTTCAGGCGGAGCCGTTGGCGCTTTTGGTAGCGCTGGTGCTATTACCGGTCGTGACGCTGGCTTGCCTGGTCTTGAGCGCTTTAGTGGCGCATTAATACTGGACGATCCTCACAAACCAGATGAGGTTTATAGTGATACCATTCGTGAAAAAGTAATACAGAATTATCGAGACACTATCCAACAGCGTGCCCGTGGTATTAATGTGCCTTTCATCATGATAGGCCAGCGCTTACATGAGGCAGATTTAGCGGCTTATCTATTAGCGGGTGAAGACGGTCACGAATGGCGTCGTGTGATATTGAAATCAATTGATGAGGCAGGCAATGCCTTATATCCCGAAGCCTTTCCTCTATCCATGTTGCGTATTCGCCAAGAGAAAGACATCTATGTATTTGCGAGCCAACATCAACAAGACCCGCAACCAGCTGGGGGTAGTCTTTTCAAACCAGAATGGTTCGTAAGGTTGGATTTTGAACCTGTTATTACAACCACCTTCATTACGGCAGATACGGCCGAAACTGATAAGTCATACAATGATGCGACGGTCTTTAGCTTTTGGGGAGTATATGAAATTGAAACCATGGGGCGAAAAACCGGCGAATATGGACTTCACTGGATAGATTGCCAAGAGTTACGCATAGAGCCTAAGGATTTGAAAGAAGCGTTCATGGACTTCTATGGCGATTGTATGCGACATAAAGTGCCTCCCATGATGGCGGCTATTGAGAAGAAATCTACTGGGGTCACCTTAACCAGCGTGTTGTCTGATTTACGTGGGTTGCAGGTTCGCAGCATTGAACGCAATAGGGCGTCTGGTAGTAAGACGGCTCGTTTCTTAACAACTCAGCCTTATGTTGCAGCAAAACTTATTTCATTTACTGATGGTGCACGTCACACTGATATGTGTATTAATCACATGAGTAAGATTACGGCGAATGATAGTCACCGCCATGATGATATTGCGGATACATTGGCGGATGCTGTACGTATTGCGCTCATTGACAAGACACTACTACATGCAAATAGTGCAAAAACAGATTACAATGCACTAGCGCAAACCTCAACGCAGCTATATAATAAAGTGGACAAGCTAAGGCAGGCCGCCTATCGACAATAACTAGTCACGGTGAGGATCACACAGTGAAACCAGTTGCAACCCGACACCAAGACCAATTGCCGCGCATCAAAAAGCGCATTAAAAACTCATATGAATATTTCCGTGATAATTACGACAGATTCAACGAGTTTACACGCTTTGTTTGTGAATCAAACCTAACACCAGATGACATCACGCTCCTCCAAACACTCAATAGACCCCAATTAGAATTCAACACTCTAGCATCTCGTGTAGCACGTCTATTGGGCGAATTTAGCAAGCAAGAGCCAGATGTTATGGTGACCGCAGATGATGAAGATAAAGCCGACTGGCTCACCATGAAAGTGGTCGAACAACACCTACGTCATGTATTGCTAGATATCGATAACCACCATACCCGATACGCCGTATACAAAGACTTACTGGTTGGTGGCTTTAGTTGCTTAAAAGTCTATACAGACTATGCAAATCCCATGAGTATGGATCATGTCATCAAAATGGATAGAGCAGAACCTACCTTATCTGTATTCGATAAGCTAGCGAAGTTCTCCCATAAAGGGGATGGCCTATTCTGTGCAGAACTATTTCCTAAATCAAAAGATGATTTTATGGAAGAGTACCCAGACGTTAGTATAGAAACCATCAGCTTTAGCCGTGACTTCGCAGGATTTAACTGGTAATATCTAAACGACAATACACAAATTGTATTGGTTGCAGACTACTACGAAAAAGTAAAAGTTGAGAAAACCATCGTACAAACACGTGATGGAAAGGTCATGACAAAGCGTGAATACAATGAAATGGTCGAGGATTGGCAAGATGATTTTAGTCTGCCGCCTGCCATCATTAATGAACGAAAAACATTAATTGATAAAATTGTACGATATAGGCTGGTTGAAAACCAAGTGCTTGAGTATGAGGAAACAGATTACACCATGCTTCCATTGGTATTTGTTGATGGCTCATCCTCCATGGTTAAGACGCCAAAAAATGGCAATATAAGACAAGTATGCCTTCCTTATGTTTATCATGCGAAAGGTGCGCAGCGGTTGAAGAACTTTGCAGGTATTGCGTTAGCCAATGAGATTGAGAACACCGTACAGCATAAGGTCATGATTGCGAAAGAAGCATTGCCTAAAGAGGAGCAATGGTTATCGGCTTATACTGATGTGCAGAAAGCTAGTAACTATGTGTTTAACAGCGTGCATGAGAGTAATCCTGAGCTACCTATTAGCAATCCTATACGTGAGGTGCAGCGCGTGCCAGCACCACCTGAGATTGTGCAGGCATTTACAGGTGCTGATTCATTAATGGAGCAGATACTGGGGTCTTATGATGCAAGTCTCGGCATTAATGATAACCAATTATCAGGGGTTGCCATTGTGGAAGGTGCCACACAATCTAATTCCGCCTGTATGCCATACGTGGTTGGGTTCATGCAAGGTCTTCAACGAGCCTCTCAATTATACGTTGACCTTTTGCCTAAGTATTATACAACCCCCCGCACCATTCCCATAATGGATGAGGAAGGAAAGCGACAGTTCGTTAAGATTAACCAAGAAAACGGATTGCCTTTTGACTTTGATACGAATGCATTGAATGTGGTGGTTAAAGCAGGAGCTAGCTTCCAGATTCAAAAATCTAGAACGATTCAGATGGTGAGTGCATTGCAATCAATGAATCCTATGTTTGCTCAATTTATGGGTGAGAAGGGTTTGACCTTCTTACTGGATAACGTAGAAGGTAAGGGCGTTGAGCAATTAAAATCTATGACTGCTGAATGGACGCAAGAACAAGAGAAGTTGAAGGCACAAGCTATGGATGCGCAACAACAGCAAGCGCAACAAAATCCTGCGATGATGAAGCAGCAGACTGATATGGCAAAGATTCAGATGGATGCGCAGAAAAATGCAGCGCAACATGATGTGGATATGAAGAAGATTGAAGTTGAGAAATTAAAGTTGAAGGCTCAGGTTCATATGAATGAGACGAGCGCTAGTGTTGGACTTGTGAAAGCGCAGACGGAGCGTTTTGCGAAGCAGACTGATTTAGAAATTAAGCATTTGGATTTAGACCACCGCCATAAGAAAGAGGCCATTGAGACGCACCACAAAACAAAAGATATGGCGCATAGGCATTTAAAAGAGGCGATAGAAACACATCATTTGATTACAAAACAGCCAAGGGATGCATAAGAATGAGATTTGAATTAGGAAGTTTTACGGTTGAAAAAGAGCGCGTGCCCGCACTAGATATACCCGGCGTTGGTGTGCTGCCTTTCGTTGAAGATGAGCATGGTGCATTTATTGAGTTGACGCGCGATCAACAAATAGCGCTAAAGAAGGAGTTGGACTGATGGCTAAACTACCCACTTGGCAGGATTTAATGACAGCCCCTCAATCTGAGATTAAGCGTGTTTATAAGCTTAATGATAGGCAGTTTGAGCAGGCAGCTAGGCGTCATATGGATGGTGCATCCCCGTCTGAGCGCCGTGGTTTTTATGGAAGTGTGTTTACTGATAAGGGTAAGCAATAATGGGTATTGTAATTGAATACCGGAAGCCTAGGTGCTTTCCTAAAAAATTAAGGGGAGGATTATGCCATTGAAGAAAGGAAAGTCTAAGAAGATTATATCGGATAATATAGCGGAATTGCAACGGTCTGGCCGCCCTCAAAAACAGGCCATTGCTATAGCATATAGTGAAGCTGGCGAGAAGAAAAAGAGGAAGAAGAAATGAAAGCCAAACCATTGCCTTATGATAAACGCGAACAAGAAGTAACTAAAAAAGCTATGGCGTCTACTGAGAAGAGTGTGAAGCCTGTAGCAAAAGATACCAATAAAACACGACGAAAGATTGTGAAGCCTACATCAGTTGGCGCTCGCAGTCCTAAGCACAGCTCTGAGAACCCACGTGGCGTTAGCAAAGCTGGAAAATAATCATAACTAGGAGTAGGCAAAATGAAAGACGGTAGAATGGAAGACAACAGAATGGTTAAAGACGATCACCAGCAAGGTATCGAACGTAAACTTCAACGCAAAAGCGAATATCGTTGTGTTGATGGTCATCAAGGTAAAATGGGTCATAGCATGCGTAGTGATGCTGGATTCAAACGTACTGGTGCCACAATGACACCACGTAAAGCATAATTAACTCAAGGATACCAATCATGTCAGCAACAATTTATCAACTACCCATGCAAGTTCCGGGCATGGTCGGTGTATTACCTAATCCTAAATTTATGGTTGTCGGTGACAATCTGGCAGCAGTGACAACAGCAGGTTATTTAAATCAAGTTAGCCTTGAAAGCAATCCAATCGCTGCAACGGATGTTATTCAGTGCTTGTATTCATTCAGTCAAGCAACACAAACTGGCACCTATGGTGTGTTCGCGGTCACTATCAGTAACGGCGTTATCACATTGACATTGGAAGGCGCTGCAGGTCAGGTAACACTACCTACCATTGCAAACCATATTGCAACTTATACAAACGTGTTGGGTGGTTTGAGTGAAGATGCGGCGACCGCAATTAATGGCGGGAATTTGCAAGCTGGTTTATCCGGTACGGCAGGCACGTTGGCATCATTCCCAGCGACTGCGGGAAAGGGGTCTTTAAAAGTCGTCGCTGTTGCTAACACTGGCAATACAGCCACTACTATTAGTAACGCCGCCATGGGTCAGGCATCTGTTATTAGTATTCCCGATCCTGCTGCTGCTACCGCTAACTTCCTCCTTAACTCCGGCGCGCAAACAATGGCCGCAGGCTCTAGCATCGTTCTAGCTAAAGTCAATGGAACAGAAGCTGCAAATGCTGTTACCGCAAGCGGTGTTGCAGGGTTTATCACTACCTCATCCCTGACAACAGCAGGAGGCGGCACTTATGTCATTACATGGACAAATACCTTTATATCAGCAACCTCTGTTATAGCATTAACCGTTCAAGGTGGCACTAATACAACGGCAAACATTGACTTCAAAGTCGTACCGGGTTCAGGCACTGCAACGCTTACCATCTACAACCTAACAGCCGCTACCGCTCTAAATGGTACCGTTCTATTAGGCTACACCGTTTTTTAATCTCGGCTGCCCCTCTGCGTTTGCATGGGCAACAAATTGTGTTAATATTATCAATATAGTACTGTACTTGTTATAAATGTAGACTCGTGACATATAGCGAGGCGAGCTGTGTAGCGTG